GGCCAACGGCGCCTACGACTACAACACGCTGGTCCGCCGTATGGTCAGCCAGATGACAGCCTCCGGGCTCCGGACCGACCACGCCTTCAGCGATGGCGGCAGCGACTACGGCGTGGACTACGCCAGCGGCTGGCACAATCGCGTGGACGTGGCCGCCCGTCGTGCTCTGCTCACTGGCTTCGGCCAGCTCACCGGTCACGTCACGGATCTGAACGCCCAGCGGCTGGGGACCGACTACTTCGAGGTCACATGGCACGCCGGAGCTCGTCCGGATCACGCTGCATGGCAGGGCAAGGTCTACACCAAGGAGCAGCTGACGACCAAGTGCGGCCTGGGCACCGGTCCGGGCCTGCTGGGCTGGAACTGCCGCCACACCTACTACCCCTTCATCCCCGGAGTGAGCGAGCGGCTCTACACCGACGAATGGCTGGAGGAGCAGAACGCCAGGGAGAACACTCCGCGCCGCTTCCGTGGCAAGGAGTACACCACCTACGAGGCCACCCAGAAGCAGAGGCAGATGGAGACGGCCATGAGGGCCCGGCGTGAGCAGGTGCAGCTCCTTCGTGCCGGAGGGGCTGACAAGGAAGACATCACCATCGCCCAGTGCAAGTACCAGGCCCAGCTGGAGCAGTATCGCAGCTTCTCGAAGGCGATGGGCCTGGAGGAGCAGACGGAGCGCATCTACACGGGACGCACTCCGGGCAGGATCTCACCGAGCCCGCAGGTCTACGCGCAGTGGCAAGCCGAGCAGGCAGCCAAAGCGGCCAACCGTGCGAAGGAACGCGCCGAGAAGCAGCGCAGAGCGGCCCAGGACGCCGCTCAGAAGGGAGCAAGCACATGATCAACATCCACGTCGATGAGAACAGCATAACCGTCACAGGGCACGCTGAGCGGCCTGCTGGCGTGCCTCCCGGCAATAACATCATCTGCGCGGCCGTGTCTTCGGTCACGCTGACACTGATCGAGGGGCTGCGGCAGATCGCCGGCCTCCAGATCGAGGCCACCACCGAGCCCGGCGACGTCCGGATCAGCTGGTCCAGGATGAACGACATCGGCAAGGCCTTGATCGACACCTGGCTGCTGGGGATCTACGGGATCCAGGGCAGCTATGGAAATATTACAATAGTTTAAGCGCCGCGAGGCGCTTTTATTATGGGCAGACGCCGCTCCCTAAATGCGGCGGGAATGTTCACGACACATCACAAAAACGGAGGAATAACAATGCACAAGTTTTTCAACCTTCAGCTCCTGGACGACGGCGGCCAGGGCGGCGCTGGCAATGGCCAGGGCGGCAACGCCGGATCTGGCAACGGCGGCCAGGCAGGAAACGCCGGGAACAATGGCGGCAACAACGGCGCCAGCTACAGCTTCCAGCAGGCCGAAGAAATTGCAAACGCCCGCGCCTCTCGTGCTGAGAGGGCTGCGCTCGCTTCCTACTTCCAGCAGCAGGGACTCAGCGAGGAGCAGATCAACCAGGCAATCGCAGACTATAAGGCCCAGCAGGCAGCGCAGAGGCCCAACGTGGACGCCATCACCAAGGAGCGCGACGACGCTCGCGCTGAACTGGCCGCTCTGAAGAATGGCCAGAAGCTCACCCAGCTGGGAGTCCGTCCTGAGTTCTCTCGCTTCGTTCTCTCTGAGATCGACGCCCTGATGAAAGAGGACAGCAAGCTGGACTTCGACAAGGCTGCGGCCAAGTTCCTGAAGGACAACCCGCAGTATAAGACTGGGAACAGTTCCTACCGCGTAAAAACTGGCACTGATGGCTCCGGAGCTGGCAGCTCCGGCGATAAGGGCAACGCCTTCATCAACGACGCCATCCGCAGAGCTGCGCGGAAATCTTTCTAAACATTATGGAGGTACAACCACATGAAAAAGTTTTTCAATCTTCAGCTGTTTGACACTGACGTCAACATCATCGACCGCTCCGGCGCGGAGTCTCTGATCCCCGACGACCGTGCGGCCGAAATCATCCAGGGCGCCATCGCCCAGTCCACCGTCCTGTCCATGGGCCGCCGTCTGGCTAACATGACCGCAGCCCAGAGCCGTCTGCCTGTTCTGGACGCTCTGCCTGTCGCTTACTTCGTGAACGGCGACGCCGGTCAGAAGAAGACCACCAAGCAGGCCTGGGACAAGAAGGTCATCTACGCCGAGGAGATCGCGGTCATCGTTCCCATCCCCGAGGCAGTTCTGGACGACGCTGACTATGACATCTGGGGCGAGGTCCGTCCTCGTCTTCAGGAGGCCTTCGGCCAGGTCATCGACGCCGCTGTCCTGTTCGGCACTGACAAGCCTGCAACCTGGCGCGAGGGCCTGGTGCCTTCCGCTGTCGCTGCCGGCGCCACTAAGGCTCTGACCGCTGACCTCTACACCGACCTGCTCGGCGAGGGCGGCGTGATCTCCAAGGTCGAGGAGTCCGGCTACTTCGTCACCGGCCACGCCGCTGACATTTCCATGCGTGCGAAGCTGCGCGGCCTGAAGGACGGCAACGAGCGTCCTCTGTTCCTCAGCTCCATGCAGAACACTGGCAACTACAGCCTGGACGGCTCTGCCATCAACTTCCCTCGCAACGGCTCCTTCGACAAGGCTCAGGCCCTTCTGATCTCCGGCGACTTCTCTCAGCTGGTTTACAGCATCCGCCAGGACATCACCTTCAAGCTGTTCACCGAGGGCGTGGTGCAGAACACCGACGGCTCCATCGCCTACAACCTGATGCAGAACGACATGGTCGCTCTCCGTGCCGTAATGCGTCTGGGCTGGGAGATCCCCAACCCTGTCAACGCCATGGCCAAGGACAAGGCGAAGCGCTTCCCGTTCGCTGTTCTGACTCCTGGCGCCTAAGTAAAGGAGGTGCAGCCTGATGTACGTCTCCTATGATTTTTACAAGCAGACCTTCGGGGACACGATCCCCGAGGCTGACTTCTCCAAAGTCGAGGCCAAGGCGGAGGCGGTCATCGGCTACCTGACCTATATCAACGGGGACATCTTCGCCAAAGAGGACAACCGCGTCAAGCTCGCGGTCTGCGCTGCGGCGGAGGTCGTCCATTATCACAACAACCAGGCCAGCGCAAACGGCAACCAGGCTGCAGGTGTGAAAAGCGAGACCAACGACGGCTACTCCGTGACCTACATCACGGAGGGCCAGGATGGCCAGACCGCTGAGGAGCTGCTCCGCAAGAAGATCCTCGAAGCGATCCGCGTCTACCTGCTGCCGACCGGATGGCTGAGCCGATCCCTGAAGGGAGGCTGCCGCCATGTATGTGCAGACTGCGATAACAGTCTTTAACAAACGCCTGGGCGCTGATCGGCGCGAGGTCTACTTCCCGACCTGCATCCGCAGCGCGTCCTTCCTGGAGAACAAGAGCTCCGGCCACTCTACGGACGGAGCTCACTCCCAGAGCCTCGCCTACAAGCTGAGGATCCCGCTGGGAGCGAAGATCCAGGACGGCCGGAGCTACGTCCCGGCGGAGAAGTTCCGCCAGCTGGACGAGGATGCAGCCGCCAAGGCGTGGACGCTCCAGACCGGCGACTATGTGCTGCCTATGGCGACCGAGCTGACGGCTCCGGTCGATCAGAAGCAGATGGAGGCGCTCGGCCAGCTGATCTACGTCAAGGAGTACGCGGACAACACCATCAGAGGCTCGGCCGCCGTGAAGCACTGGCGGATCGGAGGCGAATAATGGCGTTTAAGCCCATCACCAACCCCAGGGGCGCCATCATCCAGGGAAAGAACGGCAAGGCCGAGCTGATCTGGAACGCCGGCTGCGCCCCGAGAATGAACGAAGTGCTCAGCAAGAAGCAGGAGATCATCGACAGCGAAGTGCTCAGGCTCTGCGCTCCGATGGTCCCTAAGCGCACCGGCGCCCTGGAGCGATCCGGCACGCTGGGCACCGTCATCGGCTCCGGCGAGGTGCAGTACATCGCACCATACGCCCGCAAGCAGTATTACAACACCAGCCAGACCCGCAGCTACGACTCCAGGCGTGGCGGTATGTGGTTTGAGCGAATGAAAACCGCACACAGGACGCAGATCCTGAAGCTGGTCAACAAGTAAAGGAGGCCCGAAATGGTCAAGTCAATCATCGAGGGCGTCGCTGACTTCTTCAAGGACTGCCCTCTCCTCAGTGCCGGAGTGTTCCGCGTGGACGCCCTGGGAGACGAGCCGCAGGAGTACACCATCGAGACCGGGATCTTCAACCCGATCATCGAGACGTACATCGACGGCAGCTCCGACCGGCGCTACCAGTTCAACTTCGGCAGCCGGGAGTATTACAGCATGGACCGGCTCCAGAACATCGCCAACAGCACCTTCTACGAGGACTTCGCCAACTGGGTCGAAGCTCAGGAGGCTGCCGGCAATTTCCCGGAGCTGCCGGAAGGTATGCACCCGGAACAGCTCAGCGTGCTCTCGTCTGGCTATATGTTCGACGAGTCCATGAGGAACGCACGCTACCAGATCCAGTTAGAACTCATCTATCACAAGGAGGCATAAGCACATGAAAAAGTTCAATCTCCAGCTCTTTGACGAGAGCCGTGCCGCCCTGCTTCGCAACGCCATCGCGGACTATGCCGAGATCGACGGCGTCTTCGAGCTCATGGGCACCGGCTTCACGACTCTGGATGAGAGCCCCAACGCACAGACCGACAGCGAGACCTACATCAACGAGAGTACCGCGTCCACTGACATCACCGGCTACGAGACGGAGTTCTCCTATGAGTCCCGTCTGATCCCTTCCCAGAAGGCGATCTACAAGCTCTGGAAGATGGGCCGCGACCATGCGACCGGCACTGACGCCCAGCTGAAGTACGTCCGCGTCGAGCTGTTCAACCCTGTCGGCGAGCCCTCTGAGGCTGCTGCCGAATACACCGCCCGCCTGTTCACCGTGGCCAATGAGGTCAGCGACAACTCCGGCGCCGGCGGCGAGAAGATCAGCGTCTCCGGCGTGCTGCACGCTGTCGGCGATCCTATCCAGGGCAAGTTCGACACCGTGGCCAAGAAGTTCACGGCCGGCGACTTCAAGGGCAAGTACGACACCGCAGCAACTCCTGCGGCTCAGTCCTAAACAACGCAACAACTGGCTCCGCGCGACTGGCCTGATCAGGCAGTGAGCGACCAGGCACCAGCAGGCCGAACGGTGCAGCCTGCTGGTGCTTTTTAATAACACCGACCAATGGAGGAAAACAGAATAATGGAATTGATCATTAACAACGTCAAGCTCGAAGGCGACCTGATGGACGCCGACTTCATGGAGAAGTTCGAGACCGCGATGATTAAAATGCGCGACACGGCTCAGCAGAAAAGAAGCGAGAACTTCCCGACCGCTGCGGCCAACTACCGCGCACAGTGCGAGGTGGTCAACACCTGCTTCGACGAGATCTTCGGCGCCGGCACGGCTGCCAAGCTGTTCGGCGGCAAGATGAACGTCATGGAGCACCTGAAGGCCATCGAGAAGGTGAGCGACTGGGCTGCCGGAGAACGCAAGACCCTGAACGACTTCACCAACCGCTACACCCAGCGCCAGCAGAACGCCGTCCGTAATATGCAGACCGCGCAGTTCGTCTCTCAGAAGCACGGCAAGGGTAAAAAGCACTGAATTTATTGATCGACGGCCTGCCGGAACAGGTCGAGATCGCGGGCCAGATGGTCCCGATCAGCAGTGACTTCCGGACGGGGATCCTGTTCGAGGAAGTGCTGCAAGACCCAGGGCTCGATGATCTGGAGAAGCTCCAGACCGCCCTGCACCTGTATTTCCCCGGCGTCGTCTTCGATTATGACGTGCTCGATGAAGCACTCGGCAAGCTGGTCTGGTTTTATCGCTGCGGCACGGATCCCGCAGAGACGACGGGCGAAACGTCCGGCGCCGCCGACGAGGACCCGCCCTTCTCCTACGAGCACGACGCTGATTATATTTATTCCGCGTTTATGCAGGCCTACGGCCTGGATCTGGCGCGGCATCCCCTCCACTGGTGGCAGTTCCGAGCCCTCTTTAGATCGCTCCCTGAAGACACGCAGCTGGTCAAAATCATCGGCTACCGCACGATGAAGATCCCGGCCAAGATCTCCAAGGAGCAGCGGCAGCACTATGAGCATCTGAAGCGCGTCTATGCGCTCCCTCAGTCGGCTGACCGTCAGCAGCTCGAAAGTGACCTTAACAAACTACTTATGAACGGCGGCAACCCTGCCGCACTTTTGAATGGTAGCGAGGTACGGTCATGGCATCAGATGGAACCCTAAAATTTGATACAAGCCTGGACTCCGGCGGTCTACAGTCGGGGATGGGCAAGGTCGCGAGCATCGCCCAGCAGGCGCTGGGCGTGTTCAGCGGCCAGATGATGACCAGGGCAGTCGATAGCCTGGTCAACCTCGGGAAGACAGCCCTCGACAGCGTGGGCGCTCTCGAACAGAATGTGGGCGGCGTCGAGACGCTGTTCGGCGACACGGCTGACGCTGTCATCGCCGCAGCTGATCGCGCCTACCAGACGGCGGGAATGTCCGCCAACGACTACATGAGCACGGTCACGAGCTTCTCGGCGTCCCTGCTCCAGTCCCTCAGCGGAAACACTGAGGAAGCCGCCAAAGTGGCGGATATGGCCATCATCGACATGGCCGACAATGCGAACAAGATGGGCACGTCCATGGATATGATCCAGAACGCGTACCAGGGCTTCGCAAAACAGAACTACACCATGCTGGACAACCTGAAGCTGGGCTACGGCGGCACGAAGACCGAGATGGAGCGACTGCTGGCCGACGCTCAGGAGCTGACGGGCGTCAAGTATGACATCAACAACCTGAATGACGTCTACCAGGCGATCCACGTGATCCAGGAGGAAATGGGGATCACCGGCACGACTGCCAAGGAAGCCTCCGAGACTCTGGAGGGCTCCATGGCTGCGGCCAAGGCTGCCTGGGACAACTTTATGAACGGATCGAGCGACGCCGACCAGCTGGCCGACGCCTTCGCTACGGCTGCGGACAACATCGTCAACAACCTGGCCGAGATCGTCCCGCGCTTCGCTGAAACGCTGCCGGCTCTGGCTGGCGCCATCGTGTCGCAGATCCCGGATCTGGCCGCTGCCATTGTGCCGGCCGTTCTCTCTGCTGGCCAGAGTATTCTGGAGCAGGCCCGTGACGCCGTCCTCGACTTTGACTTCGAGGGCATGGCCGAGATGGTCGTGGAGTCCATCACGGACTTCATCAACGGCGACGGCCTCCGCTCCTTCCTGGGCTGCCTGGTGGATATTTTCACCGGCATCGTCAACGGTATCAGCTCCATGCTGCCGACGCTCCTGCCGGCTCTCGTCGAGCTGATCGCCTACACCGTGACCACCCTGATCGACCAGCTGCCGGCGCTCCTGGACTGCGCTCTCCAGCTGATCATGGGCCTGGCCGATGGCATCCTCGCCGCGCTTCCCGTTCTGATCGAGGCGCTGCCGGAGGTCATCAGCTCCATCGTGCAGTTCCTGATCTCGGCCGTCCCGCAGATCATTGACGCCGGCATCGAGCTCCTGATGGCACTGGTGGACGCCCTGCCCGTCATCATCGACGCGCTGGTAGACGCCCTGCCTCAGATCATCGAGGCCACCGTGACGGCTCTGATCGCCGCAGCGCCTCAGATCGTCGAGGCTGGCATCAAGCTCCTGGGCGCCCTGGTCGAAGCCATCCCGGTCATCGTGGTCGATCTGGCGAAGGCCGTGCCGGACATCATCACGGCCATCATCGACGTGCTGGCCGAGCTCCCGGATCTGATCGGTGAAGTCTTCGCCGAGATCGTGGCGGACCTCGTCGAGTGGGGCACGGATATGGGCAGCAAGGCCCAGAAGCTGATCAGCGACCTCTGCACAAAGGTCTCCAACGTGCTGAGAAACCTGCCGGGGCAGATCTGGACGCACCTGGTCAACGCGGTCACGAGAGTGGTGCAGTGGGGCCAGCAGATGCTCAGCAATGCCTCCACGGCCATGAGCAACCTGCTCAGCAAGGTCAACAGCATCATCCAGCAGCTGCCTGGCAAGATCTGGACGCACCTGGTCAACGCAGTGACCAAGGTCGTGCAGTGGGGCCAGCAGATGCTCAGCAACGCCTCGACCGCAATGAGCAATATGCTCAGCAAGGTCAACAGCATCATCCAGGAGCTGCCCGGAAAGATCTGGACGCACCTGGTCAATGCCGTCAATAAGGTGGTGGCGTGGGGCCAGCAGATGGTCTCCAACGCTTCGACCGCTGCGAGCAATATGCTCAGCAAGGTCGCCAGCACGCTCCAGCAGCTCCCGGGCAAGGTCTGGGACTATCTGAGCCAGGCGGCCCAGAAGGTCGTCACCTGGGGCACTCAGCTGGCTCAGAAGGGCGCCGCAGCGGCGACCCAGCTGTTCAACTCCATCGTCAACGGCCTGGCAAGCCTGCCGAGCAAGATGGCGGAGATCGGCAGCAACATCATCAGCGGCATCTGGAACGGCATCAGCTCCGGCTGGAGCTGGCTGACGAATAAGGTCAGCAGCCTGGCCAGCAGCCTGCTGGACGCTGCGAAGAACGCCCTCGGCATCAACTCCCCGTCCAAAGAGTTCGCGGACGAGGTCGGCCGCTGGATCATGCCCGGCGTGGGCAAGGGCCTGGACAAGACCATGCCTGCAACGCTGAAGGACATGGAAGCCAAGGCCGGCGAGCTCGTCAGCGCCATGCGGGCCGAGATGTCGGCAAGCGCCGGACAGCTCTCCGTCGGAGCTTCGCACGCTGCGGGGCTGAGGATGGCAGGCGCCGGCACTACCGTCTACTATGACAATCGCATGGAGCAGAGCAACACCTACAACGTGCCCGTGGCTACTCCTTCCGAGGTGGCCAAGAAGCAGCGCGAGGCTCTGCGGAACATGGTCGGAGGTGTGAAATGACAGTAAACACATTAACCATCGAGCTGACCTGCAACGGCAAGACCCTCAGAATGGGCCCGGGCGAGGACATTGACATCACTGCCGTGTCCGGCCTGGAGTCCTCCGAGGTGGAGATCAGCACATCAGACAACGCCCTGGTGGACGGGGCGTCTGTCGATGGCAAGAAGATCAAACCGAGGCCGATCCACATCGAGGCCAGCTTCAGAAGCAACAAGAACAACCCGGAAAACCGGGCCAAAGTAATCAAGTTTTTCAATCCGAAGTACACCGGCAAGGCGCTCATCACCAACATGGGCGTCAGCCGCAACATCGAGTACGAGCTGGAGGGCTGGACCTTCGCAGCATCGAAGAACATGGACAGCAAGCTGAAGATCCTGGTGGATCTGATCTGTCCGGACCCTTATATGCTCAATGTGGACAACTTCGGCAAGAACATGGCGAACATCACGCCGTTGTTCTCTTTCCCCTGGATCTCCCTCAGCAAGAGGATGGAGACGGGCAAGCTGGACTACAAGCCGGAAGCCCGTGGCCTTCTCCTGGGCGGCAACACTGCCGGCTATAGAACGCTGAAGAAGGAGGTCGTGCTGAGCAACGACGGAGACGTCCCGACTGGCGTCCAGATCCAGTTCATCGCGACCAGGGGCACCGTGGTCAACCCTAAGATCACAAACACCGGCACGGGCCAGTTCATGCGCGTGAATGTCACGATGCAGACCGGCGACGTGCTTCTCATCGACACCAACGACCGGCACCAGGTCATCACTCTGAACGGCGTCAACTACTACCAGCACATCGACCGCCGGAGTGAGCCCTTCAAGCTGGACGTGGGCGACAACTATCTGGAGTACGACGCGGATGGGAACTACACCAACCTGGACGTCAATCTGTTCTACACTCCGAAATATCTGGGGGTGTAAAGCATGAATTTGATCATCCTCGACCAGAACTTCGACACGCTGGGCGTCGTCAGCGTGTTCAATACCCTCATCTGGGACCGCCGGTATTATGCCTCGGGCCTTTTTGAATTACACACTCCCGCCGAGTTTTTCGCGCTGATGAACACCGGCCGCTATCTCTACCGGAACGACCGGGACGAGCTGGGCGTGATCCGCGAGGTCAACTTCGCGAGAGACGCCAAGGGCGCCCGGACGGCCTACTGCAAGGGCTACTTCTCCGAGGAGCTCCTGAACGGCCGCGTGCTCAACACGCAGATCAGCCTCACCGGCACGCCGGAGGTCATCGGCCGGAAGATGGTGGACCGCTACGTGATCAACCCGACCGACGCCGACCGGAAGATCCCCCAGGTCAAACTGGGCGAGCTGAAGGG